GAGGCGCTGAGCAACGGCATGGAGGGTGGTGCCGTGGCCGGCGACGGCAACAAGAAGCCCATCGGCATGACCCGTCAGGTGGGCGACGGCGTCACCGTGACCGGCGGCGCATACCCTGAGAAGGCTGCTATTAAGGTGGACGACCTGTCTCCTCACACCGTGGGCAACCTGCTGTCTATCATGGCGGCGGATCCCAATGGCAAGCCCCGCCAGGTGCGCGACGTGATCCTGCTGGTGAACCCCCAGGACTACCTGCAGAAGGTGATGCCTGCCACCACGCTGATGGCCCCGGACGGCACGTATCGCAACGACGTCCTGCCCTATCCCATGAGCGTGATCCAGACGGCCGCCCTGCCTCGCGGTAAGGCCGTGATGGGCCTCGGCTATCGTTACCTGGCCATGGCGGGCACCTCCCCCGAGGGCCGCATCGAGTACAGCGACCACTACCGCTTCCTGGAAGACGAGCGCGTCTACCTAATCAAGGCCTACGCCAATGGTATGCCTCTGGATAACAACGCCTTCCTGGTGCTGGACATCTCCGGCCTGACGCCTGCCACCTACAAGGTGACGCAGGTAGATCCTCCCGCAGCGTCTACCGATGCCACGCTGACCGCTCTGACCGTGGGCGACCTGGCTCTGACCCCCGCGTTCGCCTCCGGTACGCTGACCTACACCGCGACCACTACCAGCGCGTCTGATGTGGTGACCGCTGTGCCCGGCAACGCTGCGGCTGCCATGAAGCTGACCGTGAACGGCACCGAGATCGACAACGGCACCGCCGCCACGTGGAAGACCGGCAGCAACACCCTGCAGGTCGTTGTGACTGCCGCTGACGGCACCACCACCAAGACCTACAAGGTCACCGTCACCAAGTCTTAACGGTGGCGGGCGCGGTGAACGCCGCGCTGCTGTCGTCCGTCAAGCTCGCCTGTAACATCACCTGGAACGATGAGGCTACAGACGCTAAGGTGTCTGACCTCATCGCTTCCGGGGAGGCGTACATTGACGGTAAGCTCGGCGCGGCTGGTGACTATGAAAATCCCGGGGAGCCGTTGACGCTGCTGAAGGAGTACGTCCGGTACGGCTTAAGCGACGCGCTGGATGTGTTTGAGACAAACTATCTGAACCGGCTGCTGGCCATGCAGAACGACAGGCAGGTGAAAAGCTATGCGGAAGCTACCGTTTCGCCCTGAAGACCGGCAGATCACGCAGCCCTACCGGGACGGCGTGGTCAAGATCTACACCATAACGGATGCCGCCCAGCCTGGATACCAGCCCAAGCCTACGCCTACGCTGGTGGAAACGCTGTTTTACGCGGAGCGGCACGTCGGCCTGCAGCGGTATTACAGCGGCAAGCAGGCGCAGGTGCAGGTGGAGCGCGTGATCCGGACGCAAACGCGCCCGTCGGTGAACCCCCAGTGCATCGCCGTCACAGAGGACGGCACGCAGTACGGCATCGAACTGGTGCAGCAGCTGCAGGATGTTTACCCGCCGTCCATGGACTTGACGCTCGTCCGGATCGAGCAGAAGTACGAGGTGCCCCATGAGTAGAAGACGAAATGTGCCCGAATCGGACACCGACAGGACGCCCCTGTGGGCGCAGCGGATCATCGCGGCGCATCTCGCCGTGACCGATGCAGTCAGCCACGGCGGGCGTATCCAGTCTGACCGCTACTTCGTCTGGCAGGAGGATGGCGCGAACGACTTCGAAGCCGGCGGCGTCCACGCCGAGAAAGCGGTCACCGGCTCTACGGACCTGTTTACGAAGCAGGAGTTCGACCCTTGGCGGGATGAGCTGGAAGCCGCCTTCGACGCAGCGGAGGTCGTCTGGAGCCTGAACAACTGCCAGTTCGAGGAAGAGACCGGCTTCTGGCACTACGAATGGGACTGGGAGGTGTTCGCCTGATGGCGCGGTTCGAATTTCGGGGAATCGAAGAGTACATCAATAAACTGGACACCTTTCGCCTTGTTACGAAAGATTCGATAATTGCCAGAACTACATACGCCGGAGCGGCTGTGGTGGCGAACGCTGTGCGAAAATCCATAGAGGCTCTCCCAGTCGGTTCGGGAAAATCTGAGGACGGCGGTCTTATCGACACGGTGACTGCGGCGCAGAAGCGTGGGCTTCTGGACGGATTTGGCATTAGCCCAATGCGGGACGATAACGGCTTTATCAACGTCAAGCTGGGATTTGATGGGTACAACGCTACACGGACGAAGAAATACCCTCGGGGGCAGCCCAATGTCTTGATCGCCAGATCTGTTAATAGCGGCACTACGTTCCGAAAAAAAACGAAGTTTGTGGACAAGGCCGTGAACTCCGCCAAGAAAGCGGCGGAAGCGGCAATGGACGCGGCGTGCAGCCGCGAAATTGAAAAAATCATGAAATAGGAGGTGCTGCTATGAGCGCAGCAGGAAAGGTCTGTACGGGCTTCAGCAAGCCCTACGTGGCCAAATATGCCAACGCTGGCGGCGCGGTCACCTACAGCGGCGTCATGCTGCTGGCGCGTGGCGTCAGCGTATCTCTGTCCCTGAATACCACGGACGACAACACGTTCTACGCCGACAACATTTCCGCAGAGACCGCAGCGGCTGTCTTTGCGGACGGCACCGCCACACTGACCGTTGACGGGCTTCTGACGGCGGCGGAGAAGTTTGTCCTCGGTCTGCCTGAGGCCACCGAGATCCAAGCGGGCGGCGGCGCGGTGCAGGTTTCCCACTACGGCGACGGCATGGAGATCCCCTACGTGGGCATCGGCTTTGTCGTCCGCTATCAGAGTGGCGGCGTGGTGACCTACGCGCCCGTGGTGCTGACGAAGGCGCGGTTCCAGCAGCCCGGTCTGGATGCTGCTACGCAGGAAGAGTCCATCGACTGGCAAACGCAGGAGCTGACGGCCACGCTGATGCGCGATGACACCACCAATCACGACTGGAAACTGGTGGGCGCTGATCAGCCCACTGAGGCAGCCGCTGAGGCCGTCCTTAAGGCGATTTTGGGCGGCGCGGCGTAAAAGGAGGGGCCTATGCAGATCTACGGCAGAGAAGTGGGCTTCCGCTTCACGGTGGGCGCCTCCACCAAAATTTCCGACCTCTGCCCGGACGGCGATATCACCCGTCTGGGGGAGGTGCTGGAGGGCCAGTATGGGCAGGTCACCCGCGACACAGCAGCCATTATGGCGGCCTTGAGCGAAGGGTACGAGCAGGCGCGCTCTTTCGAGGCTCCTGGTCGCGAGCCTGACCCTCTGACTGTTGACGAGCTGTTTTCGCTGCGTCCCAGCGAGTTCAACGCTTTACAGCAGGCGGCGCTGGCGGCCTGGACGGAAGACAGCAAGCCCACGGTGGAGGTAGAGCCCGAAAAAAAAGAAAGCGGCAAGGCGCAGGCGTCCAGCTGAACCTTGCTTGGCTCCTGTTTTACGGGCGAAAGCTGAATATGGGGAGGCAGGAGATCATGGTCACGCGATACGGTGAAATGCTGGACATGATCGCCTGCCTCGCTATTTATAACGGGGCTACCCCAAAGAAGAAACAGAAACACTGGACATTTGACGAAGCTATGAAAGTGAGGTGAGCCTATGGCTGTGAACATTGGCCCCAAGATCGGCGTAGACGGCGAGGCGGAGTATCGCCGGCAGATCAGTCAGATTATCCAGCAGTCCAAGACACTGGAGAGCCAGATGAAGCTGGTGGCTTCGCAGTTTACCGCTGCCACAACGGCGGAGGAGCGAAATGCCAAGACCGCCTCCGTGCTGTCCAAGCAGATCGATGTGCAGCGTGATCGCGTGAAGCTTCTGGCGGAGCAGACAGGCAAGGCGGCCGCCAAGTATGGCCCGCTTAATGAGTATACGCTCAAGTATCAGGAAAGCCTGAATAAGGCCACGGCCACGCTGAACAAGATGCAGAGCGAGCTGCGCAACACCTCCAGCGGCGTAGAGGAGCTGGGCGATGATATGCGCGAGGGCAGCGAGAATGCCTTGTCCTTTGGCGATGTCCTGAAGGCCAACGTCGCCTCTGACTTTATTGTTTCCGGCATCAAAGCGATGGCGTCAGCTATCAAGGAGGCTACCGCAGCGCTTGTGGATCTCGGCAAGCAGTCCATTATGGGCTTTGCCGAGCAGGAGCAGCTTATCGGCGGCGTGGATACCCTGTTCAAGGAGTCCTCCGCGCAGGTGCAGCAGTATGCCAACGACGCCTACAAGACTGCCGGCCTGAGCGCGAACCAGTACATGGAGACCGTCACCAGCTTCTCCGCGTCTCTGCTGCAGTCTCTGGGCGGCGACACGGCTGCGGCAGCTCAAAAGGCCGACCAGGCTATTACGGACATGTCCGACAACGCCAATAAACTGGGCACGGACATGCAGAGCATACAGGATGCCTACCAGGGCTTTGCTAAGCAAAACTACACCATGCTGGACAACCTGAAGCTGGGTTATGGCGGCACGAAACAGGAGATGGAGCGGCTGCTCGCAGACGCCGAGAAGTTCTCCGGGATCAAGTACGACATCTCCAGCTATGCTGACATTGTGGACGCCATCCACGTAGTCCAGACGGAGATGGGCATCACGGGAACGACGGCAAAGGAGGCGTCGACCACCATCCAGGGCAGCGCCAACGCCATGAAGTCGGCGTGGAGTAACCTTATCACCGGTATGAGCAACGAGAATCTGGATCTGGACAAGCTGGTGCAGAATGTGATCGACAGCGTCAACACCTTCGCAGACAACCTGCTGCCGCGCCTGCAGGTCATGCTGCCGCGCTTCGCGGAGGGTGTGACGCAGCTTGTGAACGGTCTGGTGCCCTATGTAGGGCCTGCGCTGGAGCTGCTGTTGCCGTCCTTGGTGCAGGGGATAGGTAGTCTTGCCTCTGGCATCGTGCAGGCTCTGCCGGCGGCGGTGGAGGCAATCTCCGCCGTGGTCCCCATGCTGGTGGAGCAGATTGCCATCCTGCTGCCCCAGATCGTAGACGCAGGCATCGGGATCATCGTCGCGCTTGCTGACGGCATTGGCGAGAATCTGCCAGCGCTGGTCCCTGCTGCGGTGGATGCCATCATTACGGTGGCCGATGGCCTGCTGGACCATATTGACACACTTATCCTTGCGGCAGGGAAGCTTACCGTCGGCATGGCGCAAGGTCTGGTGGAGGCGCTGCCCCGTCTGGTGGTGCGGCTGCCGGAGATCATCGGTGCCATTGCAAAGGGTCTCCTTTCCGGAATGGCTGCTATTGGCGAAGTCGGGTCGCAGCTGGTTCGCGGCCTATTTGACGGAATCTCCAATGCGGCGTCGTGGCTTTACGACAAGCTTCGGGGCTGGGTAAGTGATGTCCTGGGCTGGGTCAAGGGTTTGTTCGGCATCAATTCCCCCTCCAAGGTTTTTGCTGATGAAGTGGGCAAGTTCATCCCGCCCGGCATCACGGTAGGCGTTGAGAAGGCAATGCCGAAGGCTATGCGCGACATGAGCGCAGAGCTGGGCGCGCTATCGAACATCCCGATGCCCGGCAGTAGCACCACCAATCTGGGCGGCGTCAACATCGTGGTATACGGAGCGCAGGGGCAGGACGTCAGCGAGCTGGCTGATATCGTCATGGCGCGGATGCAGAGTGCGGTGGAGCGCAGAGAGGCGGTGTTTGCATGATTTTCTGGGCTGGAAGATCCTCCGACGACGTCCACGTCGTGGTGGAGCGCTACCCCAGCGTAAAGCTGGCCGGGCGCAAGCTGGACACGCAGTCCGTGCCCGGGCGAAACGGCGACCTGCTGTTTCTCCAGGACGCCTACCAGAATTATGTGCAGGCGTACAGCATCTACATCAGCGCGGAGCGGATGCGGCTCCCCCGCGCTATGCGCGCGGTGGCTGATTGGCTCTGTGGCCCGCGTGGGTACCAGAAGCTGGAGGACAGCTACGACGTAGAAACCTACCGCAAGGCCTATTTCGCCGGCCCGCTGGACGTGGAGAGCGTCATGCACCGGTTTGGCCGCGCGACGATCGAGTTTAACTGCCAGCCGCAGAGGTTTCTCCGTATCGGAGATATGCCGGTGCAGGCCGTGCAGGGGGAGGTTTTGCGAAACCCCACCGCGTTCACGGCTCTGCCCACGATCACTGTCGCCGGAACGGGGGCCGGGACCCTGACGGTAGGCGATGTCACTGTCAGCATCAGCAGCATGCCTCGCGGCGCTGTTGTGCTCGATTCGGACACGCAAAACGCCTCCTACGGGGCCTTTAACCTGAACAATACTGTCTCCGCGCCGGAGTTTCCCACGCTGCCGGCCGGGGAAAGCGTCGTCCGCTGGACGGGCGGCATTACAAGCGTGGAGATCATCCCGAGGTGGTGGACACTATGAAACCGATTCTGTATGACGCCGACCGCACAAGCTTCCCGGCGAGTGTTGACAATGGGCTGGGCGTTCTTGCAGACGCCATGTCCTGCAAGGTGACGCAGGAGCTGAACGGCCAGTACGAGCTGGAGCTGCACTATCCGGTGGAGGGAATCCACTACGGAGAGATCGCGCTGCGCGCCATTCTTCGGGCTACCGTTGGCCCAGACGGCAAGCTGCAGCCCTTTAGGGTATATCGCATCGTGCCCGGCATGAACGGCACAGCGGCCATCTACGCGCGGCACATCGCCTATGATCTCGGCGGCTATGTGGTGTCTCCGTTCACGGCAACGGATGCGCCGTCTGCTGTGGCGGGCATCAAGAGCCACGCGCTGCCGGCAGGAATGCCGTTTACCCTGGGCACCGATAAGACCACCGTGGCTGCCTTGAGCGTCATGGTGCCCACCAGCGCATGGGGCCTGCTGGGCGGTCAGCGGGGCAGCCTGCTGGACGTATACGGCGGCGAGTACGAGTTTGACGAGTGGGTGGTGCGGCTGCTGACGCGCCGCGGAGCGGACCGCGGCGTATCGGTCCGGTATGGAAAGAACTTGACAGATCTGACACAGGACGCCAACTGCGCCAACTGCTACACGGGCGTGGTGCCTTACTGGCGCGGAAACGATGTCACGGTCACGGCTGCGCCAGTGTACGCAGAGGGCGACTACGGCTACGTCCGCCTCATGCCGCTGGATCTATCCTCCAGCTTCGAGCAGCGGCCCACGCAAGCGCAGCTGCAGGCCGCAGCTACATCCTACATCAAGCAGAACCGCCTCGGCGTTCCCGCGGTGAGCTGGGACGTAAATCTGGCGCTGCTATCGCAGGCATCTGGATACGAAGATGTGTCCTATCTGGAGCAGATCTATCTGGGCGATACCGTAGGCGTCTACTTCCACCGTCTGGGCGTGGATGCCAAGGCGCGGGTGAATCGGATCGTGTGGGATTGCCTGCTGGAGCGCTACGACAGCGTAGCCCTTGGCAGTGTCAAGGCCAACATCGCGTCCACCATCGCCGGGCAGCAAAGGGAGATCGACGCCAAGCCGTCCGTCTCGCTGGTGGAGCAGATTTCATCCGGCCTGGCAGCCGCGCTCCTGGGGGCAAATGGCGGCTCCGTCAGGCTTTTGGATGCGAACGGAGACGGAGAACCGGACGAGCTGTACATCGCTGACGATCCTAACCCCACCAAAGCCAAGAAGGTGTGGCGATTCAACTACGAGGGCTGGGCCGCCAGCAGTACTGGCTACAATGGCCCCTACACGATGGGTGCCACCATTGCCGGAGGCATCCAAGCGTGGATGATCACGGCGGCCAATCTTGTGGCTGGCACCATCGCCAGCGAACAGGGGAATTTCCTGATCAACCTGGACGGCGGCACCATCGATACCAGCGCCACCGGCGCGACTTATAAGAACTCCAACTACTCGAAGGCGGATCTTGACCGAATCAACCAGATCAACATCAAGGCTGTCACGCCAACGCTGGCCGACTATGAAAAGCTGGATGTCAATGGTGATGGTACAATCAGCATCACCGATACCGTGCAGATCCAGCAGATCATCAGCGGGGTGCGAACGGTAAACTTCACTACGCGGTGGCGCCTGCGCATCGACCCCGCCGACGGGAACAGCCTCTTGAAGATCTATCGTGTCTACCACAACAACATCACCGGCGCGGACACCGAGAACATCGTGTTCTCGGTGGGATTTGGCCGCGCCGCGGCCAACACGATCGGCGCGCAGTACGGCGAGATCGAAAAAGATCTGTCCGTAGGTGGATCTGTCGACGCATCCAATTACAAACAGGACGGAAAGACTGTCATATTCCCAACGCAGAAGGTCATCGGGTACGTCGTGTACTGCACGGGCGGCAGCGGGAATCAGGCGGGGTGCTTTATCCCCGCGGGGCAGTCAGGCAGCTACCAATGCGCTTCCAACGACTGGTACTGCGCCTTCAGCTTTGACGGCGCGGGGAGCGTCACGAAAACCGGTGGCACCGGAGATATTTCACGGGTGGCCACCGTCAACAACTTCTAAGGAGGTGCTGTTATGGCGAATAGTTTGGCAGTCAAGCAGGCCGTGCAGCTAAGTATGACCTTGAACGGTGTGCCG